TCTAAACCTGCATTTCGTGTGAGTGGATTATCATAGACCATATTTTTTAATATGGATGGTGCTATGAGTGTGTTAACAGAACCTAGAAACTCACATTCAAACTCAACTCTGAATTGTTGCTCTGAGGTGTTTGCTATTGTTTGCTCTTTCCAAACAGCATCTCTACCTGGTACTTCACTCCAGTGAACATCAGTTGGTACATATTCATTTTTATTTCTCTCTGCATCGTGCCAATATCTGTAAAAGTGATTCATCCCGTGAGGGGTAGATACCATTATGACTTTGGTGTTTTTACCAGAAGTGATAGTAGGATATACTGAGGCAAAGAATGACTCAGCAATATGGTTAGGAACAAAGGCAAACTCGTCCAAAAAAAGAATGTTGAAAGACATACCTCTAACTGCACTTGCAGAGGTAGATGCCGCCAGTATTTTAGATCCATTTTCTAACTCCAGTGATCCCTTATTCCAAGATATTATACCCTGTTGCATCCATTTAGGTAAATTTTCATATGCAGTCTGTAATCTACCTAATAAATCACGGGCAGTTGCTGCCTTGTTTGCAAGAATACCAATGTTTGTACTATCGTTGAAAACAGCATAATGTAAAAGATATGATACAGATGTAGTAGATTTACCTGTCTGCCGAGGCATTTTACAGATATTAAATCTATGTTTGTGAAATCTTTTAATTAAAGTTTCTTGGAAATCATAAGGATGAAACTGTGTCAATCCTTCATCCAGAGAAACAATCTTGATATATTTTTTTGCAAAATAAACTGGGTCATTTTTACATTTGATAAACTCAATGACCTGTTCCTCTGTAAATTCATGAGGAGTATTTGCTTTTTTTAAATTTGGATTACCAAGGTATACATTATCATTCATAACTTATCAGCAATTCCAACGTCTACGTGCTTGTCTTAATCTACTATTCGGATCTTTTGCTGCTTTTGGAAACTTCTTCATTTGTCCTGCACTTCTTGCACAGTAACTCTTTCTACGATTTGCCGCTTTACTACCTTTCTTTAACTTAGATGGTTTAGTTGTTACAGCAGTTTTTAATTTTGAACCTGGATTTCTACGACGATATGCTTCGACACCTTTCTGTGTCATACCAGCACCTGATTTTGTGGGTCTCTTGTGTCCAGACTTGACACTCATACCCTTCATATCGTCCTCAGATAACTTTTTTACTTCATCCTTACCCTCATAACCTATTTCATCTCTCCAGTTTACCATAGATTCACCGACTTTTTTCTTCACACAGTTTGGATATCTTTTACCAAACATGGTTTTCATACCTTTCTTTTCATAACCTTTCCAGCACTTCTCATCTAGGTTCTCCTCTTTCATGCCTTTTTTCTTTTTCTTAGCAGCAACCATTAAGTCCATCAATCTTTGCTTCTTAGAAATTGCAATCGCTGCCTGTTGTGCAGGATTCATCGCCTCACTTGTAACACCTGCTTTTGATCTTTCTTTTTCAGCGATGCTTTTGATGATCATCTTTAACTTTGCTCTTTTACCATATGGATTTGGTTTCTTTTCTTGCTTTCCAAATGCTGCCATTTGACCTGATGGTTTACCTGATCCTCTTGTAATCCCATATGCCATACCTTCAGAAGTTGCTGTAGTATGTTGCTCATCAGGAGTATTTGATGCAAGATTTTTTGCTTTTTGTTTCTTAGAAATCTTTGGCCCACCGATTGGATCACCATACTCATCTCTTTTCATTTCTCCTAAATCAGTTCTCCAATCAGAAGGATTGAGTGGTTCTGGTTTGATAAGATCTACTGTTTCAACTTCAGTAAATTTTATGTCATCTTTTTTCCAATCTTGTATTAATAACTCACTTTCAATCGCAGTTTCTTCTTTTTTAACACCTTTTGCTGTATCTAAGTAATCCTTTGATGCTTTATATAAAGGTTTACCTGTCACTTTATTTTTCTTACCTGACATATAACCTTGATATGCTGGTGTATTTGCTTTGGCATCAGCAACATTTATTTCATATGCCTCTGATTTATTACCCCAGTTTGCTGCACCAACCTTACGACACTTAACTAATGCACCTGATGCATAAGCACTTGGCCATACAGAATATCTTGATTTTACTTTATGATAGCAAGCATCTTTTGTACCACTTCCTTTCCCTTTTTTATCTTTGACTTCACTTATAATGTCATAGATTGTATTTGTTTCTGAACGATACTTTTCTCTCTGATTTGGAATTATATATTCTACATCTAATTGATCTCCTACTTCTACATTATTTTCAGCAAACCAACCACGGTTTACTTCAATCGCTAATTCTATATCACCCTCTGAATAAACTGGAATTGGATTATTTGGTTCTAACTGTTTAATACTTTCGATAACACCGTCTTCTCTGATAAATGCAATGTCAAGAGGTATTCTTGTTTCAGTCATATGAAATGACTGTTGAGCAATATTATCAAATACAAAAAGCATACCGCTATCTGTATCTAAACTTTCACGGAACATTAGTCCTTGCTTAAAATCCAAAGCACTTTTTGGAATCTCAAGTCTCAAAGGTAATGTTGTAAATTCTTCTTTCATTTTTCTTTTTGGATCGGTTGATACCATTGTTGGTGCTGCTGCACCAGATTTTTGTGGTTGATTGGGATCTGCTGCTCTCTTTCTTCTTGCAGCACTATCTCTTTCTTTATCACTCATGGATCTTCTCTTTGATGAGGAGACACACTTAGGAGTTGTTTTCTGACCGGGTTGACGAGCACAAGGCTTACCATCATATTTACCACCAACTTGAACCCAACCTTTTACTTTGCGTCCAGACTTAGTGGTTCCACTTGATTTACCAAACCATGCACGAAGACCCTCTTCATTAACATCTTTACTGTCAAGATAATCTGCAGCAGTATCCAAATAATCAGATGCTTTAGTTATCTTTGATTGTACCCATGCTTTGAAATTATCTTTCTTGCGTGAGTGTTTTTCAATTCTTTTAGATGCTCTACCTGCAGTTTTCAATTGATTACGAATCATTTCTGGTTCATGATCACCATTCTTTTTACCTTCATTCATTGCCTTTTCTAAATCATCCGCTTGTTTAGCATGTGTTTTAGAACCACCTCTAAGTTTTTTGACCAATTTTTTGATAAACGGTTTGTCTTTTTTATCTAAGGTTTCTTTCATAAGAAAACCATCATCACGAAGAACAGAACCTTCGGGAATTGGTTTACACTTCTTATCAGTGTTGCAATAGTATTCTCCCTTTTTACAGGATGTCTTCGCCATTATACAGACTATTCAGAGCTATTATTATTTAGCAATCCGTCTTTTAACATCTTTGAAAGTTCACTTGTAGAACCAACGAAGAGTGCGTTGTTTGTAACAGTGCTCTGTTTTTTTGGATTATCCTCTTCAATATCTTTTACTTTTTTATGTAAATCCGCTAATTTATCTGTTGTATCTGCAACTGATTTTATAAGTTGTCCAGCAACTTCATATGCTCTTGGACTTGCAGTTTCACCAGCAACTTCCATAATACCATTAATCGCTTCTTGTCCTTTTTCAATTAGTGAATATAAATTACCTCTTGTATAATCATAATCCTTTTCAACATTCTCTGCTCTAGTTTGACTCTTCTGTAATTCAGTATCTTCTGCTTTAACAATCGCATCCACTTCAACACCATCATCAGTATTGAAAGTATCATTTAAAGAATCAAACTTACTCATTAGATATCTACTCCTCTATTCGGTGCAAAGTCTTTTGCATCCCCGAAGAATGAACTTGTTTCTGTAAATCCAAAATCATCACCTGGTTCAATTAATAAGTCATCTGCAGTATCTATAACATCATCTTCATTATAATCTTTCTTTGCTTTAGGAACAACAGTATATCTTTGAACTCTTGATGCTGTCCTTGTATTAGTATTTGAGTAGTAATCCAACTGAACTTTTTTGATAAGTCCTTCTGGTGTTTGTGCAATGTGATTGAAGAAAAATGTTTTTGCTGTAAAAGATAAAGTGTATATTAATGCTCTTCTTGTAGAAAAATCACCCTCATAATCATCTTGTTGTGCTATGTTTGTAAGCACCATAGGAATATCTCTTTTTTCTCCGATTGATTTTACTAAATCAATTGAAATATTAAAACCTGGTTGAAAGAAAGGTAATATTTGCTCTAAAATTTGCAATCCATCATCTTGCA